AATGAGCGACGCTCGAAGGCAGAGGCCGAACTTGCGGGCGTGCAGTTTTCGCCGGGAGACCTGGCGGCGGCCGAGGAGCGGGCATTTCACGCGGGTCGGCTGGTCCACAAGCACGCCGACGAAGTGACGCTAATGATTCAGCGCCTCGAAGCGGCCAAGCAGGCCCTGGCAGCGGCTGAAGCCGATGGGCGCATTGCCGCGACGCTCGCGCGTCAAGCCGAGGCCGACCTCGAAGCGGTCAAGGCCCGCGCCGCCCACGTTGCGACCCTGCAAGCGATCGTCGCGGAGGCGTGGGTGCCGATACCAGCTCCTGACGAAGCGGCGGCGGCGTGGCGCGCCGTCCAAGACGCCAAGGCGGCCATGGAAGTCGGCGGCAGAATCCGCGAAGCCCTGCGGCGGCAGGAGGAGGTTGAGCGGGCCAACGCCAAGGCCAGCGAAGCGGCCCGCGACGAGCAGCGGCTACGCGGCGCGGCCCGTGGCGTGGATGGCGTACTGTCGTCGGTCGTCTCCGCCTGCTCCGCCGCCCTGCGGGTCGACGATGGGCGGATCGTGACCGATACGGCTCGCGGCCAGACGCTCTACGCGGACCTGTCGCACGGCGAGCGCTGGCGGCTGGCCATCGACTTCGCGATCCGGGCCGTGGGCCGGCGCGGGGTGCTAGTCTGTCCGCAGGAGGCGTGGGAGGGTCTGGACCCCGACAACCGCGAGTCGGTGCGGCTCCAGCTCGAAGGGTCGGGCGTGACGCTCTACACGGCGGCGTGCTCGGACGGAGAAAGGGCGGTGGCATGATGCTGATGACGCTCGTCGAAATAGGGCGATGGGTCGCGTTTATTGGCTCGGGTTATTTGCTAGGAGGTCTGCTGTTCGAATTCGCCAGAGGATGGATCGACCGTCGCAAATCGCGGAAAATCCGCGACGACGCCGAGCGGCCGCTAATAACCACCACGACCACGCCGCCGCCTAAGGAGGACTCATGACACCCGACGAACGGCAACGAGCAATCTACATGCTCGACGGCATCATCCAGAGCGCCCGGCTCGTGCTCGGTGTGACGCAAGAAAAGGCGCTCCGCGACCAGTGGAGGACGGGCCAGCAAGATCCGCTATGCGGCCAGCTGGAGAATGTCGACCGAGCGTTGGAAGTGGCGGCAAACTACCTGGCGCGAATAAAGGAGAACAAATGAACTCGCTCGAACGACAGAAGCGGCTGACGAAGCTGCTGGCGATGGTGCAGACGACGCGGATGGCGCTGGCTGTGCTGCGTGACGATACGTGCGAAGACCAGGAGTGCAATGCGTGCGCCGACCTTCGCGATCAAGCCAACGTGGTCGATGATTTGCTGATGCATTCGTCGGTCCACTTGGCAGACGCGCTATCCGAGCAGGCCAAGCGATAGTCGAAAAAGAAGGCGGCGCGGCTGGCGAGACCGCGCCGCCTGGCGGCGGAAGAACGGACTTAATTCTACAGGAGACGAGCGGTGGACGACACTGGCGATATATGGCGGATGGTCGCGGACGCGATGCGGGACGTGGATGAGGCCCAGCGAAAGCTGGAAGCGGCGAAGCGGCTCGCCGTGGCGAAGCTGCGGCAGTCTGGCGGCGGAGCGGAGACGGATGCGGTGCCGCCAGCGGCTGACGCCGTGCGGTCGACCAAGGCTCCAGTGGTCGATGGCGTGATCGACTATGACGCGGCCTACAAGGCCCAGGTCGAGGCGTGGCACAAGCGGCACACGTACCCGATGGAGCGGGTGGCTCGCGAGATCCTTAGGACGATTTCCGCAGCGCCAACGGGCCGCTGGATGCGGCTTAATCGGTTCCGCGAGATCAACGCGCCGCTGCACGCCCAGAATAGCCTAGGCATCGGCCGAGCGGCTGTGCGGCTTGGCGCCGTCGTCGCTCTCGTGGATTCCGACGCCACCAAAAAGCAGCACGTTATTGAGCGGTGGAAACGGCTCGCGATGGCGGGGCGGGGAGAATTGCAGGTTGACGGAGATACGCCTATTGGCGGATTGGTGTATATGGTTCAACGCGAGCAAACGCACCACCGCCAGGCAGCGAACGAGGATTTTTTCTTTCTCTCTTGGTCGGCGATGTCTGATGGTCCGCGTTATTCAGGAGCTTGCGGCTGGCTCGATAAAGACGCCAAAAGACTAGCGCTGCAGCAACTGCAAACGTTCTCGGCGTGGATGGCCGGCTCAGGCTCCTAGGCCACGGAAGGCGTTGACAAATGGACGAACCGAGACACTGGGTGCGGATTCAGCGCCGCATCCTCGGCGGGTCGCTGTGGGCGGACCTGCACGGCAGCCGGATCTTCCTCTACCTGATCCTCGCGGCCGAGTGGCGCGATGGGCCGGAGCGGGGCACGGTCTGGACGACCCGGGCGGCCTTGGCGGAGGCCAATCACTGCACGGTCGGCGAACTGACGGCGGCCCTTAACCGGCTCCGCCGACGCAAGCGGATTGAGACGACCCGCGAGCGAAGCGGGATGCGAATCAAGGTGGCCAACTACGACCGATATCAAAGCTGGAAACGCGACCCGGCCCAGGCGTCCAAGCCGCGAGCGAAGGCCCCGCGCGCCGCAGCTCCGCCGCAACAGGCCGCGCCGGGCGTCGTCGCCGCGCCGGCCGCGAAGCCGTCGCTGGTGATCCCAGCCGAGGTAATCCGCGAGGCGTGGCACACGGGCCGCAAAGACTGGGCCGGACTCGCGGCCCTGCCGGTCAAGTCGCTTCCGATCGTCGCGGGCGAGACGCGGCATCCGCTGGAGTGGCTGACGCTGGATACGTGGCTCGCCGCACCCGAGCGTCGGTTCGTCGAGTGGTTTCGCCGCCAGCTCAGCCACTCGGCGCCGGTCTTTCGCCCGTCGCAATCCGACCTACTGTACTGCCTGGCCGCGATGTGGGACTCGATGGGTCGGGCGGACTCGATTCGAATATCGCGGTTCGCCGAACTGGCCGGCGCTCAAACGGTCGACAATTGGCGGGCCATCGGCCGCCACGTGAATTCGCTTGTGCCGCACCTGGCCGCCATCCTCAAGAAGTCGGAGGCGGCCCAGTGAAAACGACGCAATACGATGCCGCCTACGCGGCCGAGGAGGCCCTGTGCGCCGCACTGGTGCTGTCCGAGGACTCGCGGGACGAGGTGCTGCCGTACATCGACCTCGACGACATCCTATCGGGCCAAGTCCGGGCCATCATCCGGGCCATGCGTGGACTCTACAGCGACTCGCGGCCGGTCGACCCAGTGACGCTCAGCGACGCGCTGACGAACGCGGGCCAGTGGGGGACGCTTGTCCGAGCCGCGGACTTCGCGCGGATCCTCGCCACGCAGGCCGTAGCGGGCCACGCCGCACACTACCACCAGATCGTCAGGGATGCCGCTACGATTCGCACGGCGGCCGAAGCGGGCCAGCGGATCGCCAAGGCGGCCCACGAGGCGACAACCGCCGACGACGTACGGAGCGAAGCCACGGCGGCCCTGGAGACGATCCTAAGCCGCGAGGCCGAGAAGGATTCCCGGTCGTGGGCGGAAGTCGTCACCTCGACGCTGGCGCTGCTCGAAGAACGTGCGGCGATGCCCGGCGCCGACCTAATGGCCACGACGGGTATCGGACCGCTCGACGCGGCCCTAACCGGCGGGTTTCGGGCGGGGCAACTGATCGTACTGGCGGCTCGGCCGAGCGTGGGGAAGTCGTCGCTGGCCACGCAGATCGCTTGGCGGGCGGCTCAGCACGAGCGGCAACCGGCAATCTTCGTGTCACTGGAGATGTCCGGCGAGGAAGTCGCCGAGCGGATCATGGCCCAGCACACGGGCGTCCACCTGGCCGCGATCCGCGACGGACGGATCTCGAACGAGCAGCGGCGGCAGCTTGTCGACTTCGCGGGGGAGTACTCGACGGCGCCGTTGACGGTGATCGACAAGTCGCGGCAGGGAATCCGGGGCATGATCGCGACCGCCAAGCGGGTGCAGCGGCGCGGCGGGCTGAGCGTGATCGTGATCGACTACCTTCAGCTAATCGTGCCCGACGACGAACGGTTGATGCGTGAGCAGCAGGTGGCGAGGATGACGCGGGCATTGAAGATCGCGGCGAAAGACTTAGGCGTGCCGATCGTGCTCCTGTGCCAATTGAACCGGGGCTCGGAGAAGGAATCCCGCGACCCGCGACTGTCGGACCTGCGGGAGTCCGGCGCCATCGAGCAAGACGCCGACGTGGTGATGATTCTCCACCGTCGAAACCTGGAGAACCGCGAGGCGGTGACGTGCTCGATTCTCAAGCAGCGGTCGGGGCCGCCGGCGCACGTGGAGCTAAAGTGGATCGGAGCCGCGACGAAATTTGCGGAGCCCGATGCGGCGAGTGTGGCGAAGTTCGAGGAATTTAAGGAGTACGAATCATGAGTGAGAAACAAAGGTTTGCGGTGCGCGAGTCGGTCGAAATTTGGGACGAGCGGAAGGGCAACATGTGGGCGACGGCCGTTAATTCGGACCGAGCGCAGTTGATCGCGGAGGCCCTCAACGCGGCGTATGTCAGGCAGACAGAGCCGAAGCCGCAGGCGTCCGCGACTAGCACGTATCATGTGTATGGATCGCACGACTTGGTGAATCAGACCGTCTGCTACAAGGTTCGCCGCAAAGACGCCGAAGGTGTCGAATACTTGGTCGCACAGTTCGACAATTTTCTCGCCGCGATTAAAGAACGCGATCGGCTGAACGCCGAGGCGAAGGCGGCTCCGCAACCCACCGCCGCCGATCCGGTCGACGCGCCGGAACACTACCGCCAAGGCGAAATCGAATGCATCGACGCGGTGAAGGCGATGCTTGGCGCCGAGGGGTTCGCTTATTGGCTGCGCGGAAATATGGTGGCCTATTTGTGGCGACTGCCGCACAAAGGCGAGGCGAAGAAAGACGCGGGCAAGACTCGCAATTTGGCCGAGCGGCTGGTGCGGCTCCTCGGCGGTTGAGCCGGTGGAAGTGTTGAACTATCCCAATTTTTTGGAGAGTTGATTGTGGCTGAGCAAGTTAAAAGGTTGTCGTCAAAGATCGTGCAGTACAACAACACCGACGACGTGGCTTTATGCGAAGACGGTTCGGTCTGGTATTACGACGCCAGGCCAGATTGCAAAAAATGGACGCAAATCCACCCGCCGCACGAACCGCCGACGCAAGCCGCCGACTTGGCGGAGGCGCTGGCCGCATTGCGGAACTTGGTCGACTGGGCCAGCGTCACGCCTGGCTCTGCTGAGATCGAAAGCCGCGAGGCGTTCGAGGCGGCGAAGTCGCTGTTGACGAAGCACAGGGGGAACCAGTGACCCTAACCCTACCCTGGCCGCCATCAACCAACCACTCGCACCGCCAAATCCGCGGTCGAGTGGTACTGCGGGAGTCGACGCGGCAATACCGCGAGGATGCCTACGCGGCGATCCTCCAGCAGATCGGCATTCCGCCGCGTATCGCCCGGCCGGTGCGGATCGTCGCCACTTTCCACCCGCCCAAGGGCTATCGCGGCGACCTCGACAACCTCATCAAGCAGACCCTCGACGCGCTCCAGTGCGGCGGGGTGCTCGCGAACGACAAGCACGTCGTCGCAATCGCGGCCTCGAAGGGCGTGGCCGGCGCGGCGTGCGTGCAGCTAACAATCATGGACGCGGAGGGACCGACATATGGCAACTGGTAGACCGTGGATCATTCGGCGGCTCGGCACGCAGTACCTAGCCGACTGGGACGGCCGCGAGGCGACGTGGACCGACGACGAGGAGGAGGCGCTCGAATTCGTCGACGAGTACGCCGCCAAGCGAATCAAGGCGGCGATCCCGTGGGTCAAGGGCGAGCGCGTCCAGGCGTTCCCCCGCGAGACGCAGCGGGAGCGGCGCGAGTGGCTGCGGGAGACCTTGGCCCGCAAGTTCGCCCTGCGGCTGCTCAACGCCGAGTTCTTCCTCGATGGCCGGCCCAATCCGCACTACGTCGACATGCCGACGAGCGGATTGAAGTTCGGCAAGGAAGTCGACCGGCTCGCGGCGGAGATCCTGGCACGGCGGGTGCGGGTCAAGCTGGATGAGCTGCCGAGGCCTGCGGCGATGTCCGTGGCCGCGACGAGGTACGTGCGGCAGTGCGATCGCGGGCGGCCCGCGGTCGCAAGTCGGTTAAGTCGAGCCACGAGAAGTTCGGAGGATGGATGATGGAATGGATGAACGACGACACGCATATTTACCCTGGGCGGCTGATGTCACGCCGGTTCTTTCAATCGTGGATCGACGCGCGGACCGGCGGCTACCGCGTCGGCGCGGTCAACCTGCTGCCGATGCCGCGACCGGCGCTGCCGGTGATGGTGGCCCAGGATTGGCACTCGCGGGAGGTGCGGGTGCTCAGCATGGCCGAGGTCGCCACCCTGCGGCCGTATCCGGCGGAACCAATACCAGAGCCGGACTAGGCCACCCATAGCCCAATCGGCTAGCCGGGCGGCGGTCCCTCGCGCACGATACGGCGCATGACGACCGCCGCCACCACCACCGCGCTCGCCCTACTGGCCCTCGTTGGCCAGACTCTACCGCGTCTCGCCGATCCGGCACGCGACGCGGCGCTACGCTCGCCCCGGACGGTCCACTACGACGACCGCACCATCCCGCGAGCCTACGCACACGCTGGCGGGTTCCATAGCCCGTCGTACAACATCTCCGCCGATCCGACCGATAGCGGTCTGCGGCACGGCGAGGGCGGTAACGCGAACGTCCAGTTTCCTTGGCGCGTTGGCGGAGGTCTCGACCACTCGCCGGGCGTGCGATCCGCAAAGGCCCTGACACTGCCTGAGGCCCCTGGCGGCGTGTGGCCCGTCGTCGCGTGGCAAGGCCGCCTGCCCGGCCATCCGGGCATGGGGCCGGAGTCCGCGACCCGATGGCGATTCCCTCGCGGGGCGATCCTGTGGGAGATCCTGTCGCACGACGTGGGCGGCTCGCCGATGGTGTTCGAAGTCCGCGCCCGCATCCGCCAGCACGACTACTGGGATACCTCGATCTACCGCCCGTTTCCGCGATGTGCGGACCTGGCGGACGAACTGACCCGCCGCGGCGTCGAGCCTGCCGCCGTCGCCGAACTCCGCGCCCCTGCGGTGCTGACCGTCGTGGACCACTCGGACCGGGCGAACCGCACGAGGCCCGCATTCGTGGGCCGCGCGGCTGTCGCCTGGATGCCGCGGCTACCGGTCCCGCTCGTCGCCGAGCTGCTCCGCGACACTCCGTTCGCGGACGCGACGGGGACCGCCTGGGCCACCAGCGGAGAACTGCACTGCTACGCTCCGACGACCGACACCGCTGGGCAACTCGTGCCGATCCGCTACGCCGGGACAATTGTCGGGACGGATACCGACTCGTGCGCCAAGTGCCACGACGGGGTGGCCCGCCACGCCCGCCGCTTCGACGCCGCGCGGGGCTGGTACGGGCACGTGCGCGGAGATGACGGCATCTTTTCGTTTCATCCGATCGACCCGGCCCGCATTAGCCGCAATGGCGCCACCATCCAGCCGTTACTCAACCGCCACCTGGTCGAGGCCGGCATCGTCTCGGCCTACGATCCCGCCCGCCATCCTGGAGACATCTACAATGCCCTGGCCCCGTGATTGGGCACCCTGCCTGACCGCCCTCGCCCTGCTGCTGTCCTGGCCGCTTCCGCCCGCCATTGGCGACGCGCCCGAAGACGCTTCGGTCCGCGTGAATATTCCCGGCGCCGCCGGTAGCGGCGTGGCCATCGGTCCGGATATCGTGGCGACCAATTGCCACGTCGTGGACTGGCGGCACCGCACCGACGTGACCGTCACGACGCACGCCGACGGGAAAACCTACCGCGCGGAAACCGTGGCCCTCGATCCGGCCGCCGATGTGGCCCTGCTGCGGGTGACTGGAATCCGCTTTGCCCCGGTGGCGATGGCCGACGCGGCCGAAGGGGCCGAGGTGCATCTGCTCGGCTACGGCCGGCGTGGAGTGCTCGCGCGCGGGGCTGGCCGCATCCTTCGGGCAGTCTGGGGCCACCGCACGCCGCGCGGGCAGGTGCCAGTGACGCTGTGCCACCTGGCGAGCGAACCGGGCGATTCGGGCGGCGGAATCTTCGACGCCCAGGGCCGCTTGGTCGCGCTCAATTGGGGTGCCATCTCGACCACCGGGCAGTCTCTCTCGACGCCGGCGCGGTACGTCGCCCAGCTGCACGCCGACTACCTGCGGCAGATCGGAGCGGGAGAGACGCAGTGTGGCCCCGGTGGCTGCTCGCCGTCGAGCGGCATGACCGCCGGTGGTGGCTTTGGCCCGCCGCCGCCCAAGTTCCCGGTCCAGCGGCCGACGACTCCGCCGCAGCAACTTGCCCCGCCGCTAGTGCCCGTGGGGCCGCAGCCCGCGCCGGCTCCGATCGACACCGACACGCTCGTCGCCGCGATCGTCGAGCGGATGGCCGCCGACCCGCGATTTCGCGGCCCCGCAGGCCCGCAGGGGCCGCCTGGCGTTGGGACGCCGGCCGTCGATATCGACTCCATCGTCGCCCGCGTAGCGGCTCAAGTGGGCCGCTGCGATTGCCCTCCGCCATCGACCACCGCGCCGACCGCTCCGCGAGTCCACTACGTGCTGGTGGGC